TATTTGCACTGTGTTTTTCATGGTATTAGATTTAAGGTTAACAATGAAGATTGGCTGTCCGTGAGGATAGCCTTTTTTTTGTTTTAACATTTGGCATAAAATGAAATTTTCGTAAGATACTGATTATTAATTAAGTGAAAAATGTGGTAAAACAATTTTAAGACGTTTACCACCCAGATTTATCCAAAAACCAAGCCCATGTACCCTGCTATGTAGGTAACTTAGTTGAATTAACATGAACTAAGACGTGGACATAGACAACTAATTAACATGTTTAGTATCAAAGTAAAAGCAAGGCTAATTAAAGGAAGAAGTAAAGAAGTGAGATTGGAATTGGTCTTTTTTAAAACCGGATTTCCTCGTGTTCCGAAGGTTTTTAACATTATTGGAGAGGCAAAACGCTGGGATTCAGCATCCCAATTATTTAAGGGGAATGACTCTCTGACTGCTCAGAAAAACGAATTAATCTTAAAAGAAAAGAAAAAGTATTTAGATGTTGCAGAGCTATGGGAATCCGAAAAAATCAATTGGACTCCTAAAATGTGGTCTCATTGTTTCGATGTTGAGGCAGAAGTTAAGAGTAACGATTCTCCGACAGTATCGGTAGTTGAAATGATAGACTCAATGATCTTATTATTCAAGACAAAGAGACGTGTCAAGAATGGTGTTGTAGTTACGAGCAGCAATAATGCGGAAAATTATTTGTGGATGAAAAGAGCGTTTATGGAATTTGCATTAAGAAAATACTCCAAGAAATTTTCTTCTTTTTATTTTCACCACATAACAGAAAAGTTTCTGAGCGATTTTGTAAATTATACATTGAGACGTGCAAAGCTTAAAAATGCAAATAGTCAAGGTGGTCTTCCTCATAAATTAGGTCTGCTTCGTGCCGTTTTTAGATATGCCTATAAACGTAATATGTATGGCGTTAATCTGGGGGTATTTGATTCGGTACAAGAATACATGCAGGAGAAACAGCCGGAACCAAAAACGATTTCTCCCAAATCCATTGTCCGTATAGAAAACATGAGTAGGAGAGATTTTACTCCTAAAGAATGCTTCTATATTGATTTGTTTCTCTTCAGTTATTATACTGGTGGAATGGCAAACGTGGATGTGTGTCATTTGACGAAAGATTGCATAAAAGAAAATCAGATCATTTATGAGCGCAGAAAAGTGAACAAGAAGGCTACTCCTTTTCTTACAGACAAGGCTCGTATAATCATCAATAAATACAAGGATGAAGCTTTGGGTGATTATGTATTTCCTATTTTCAAAATCAAGCACAATACTGAAGAAAAGAAACACATGAGGGTTAAAGTAATCAGCATGAACGTGAATAAGACACTGAAGAAGGTAAGGGAAAAACTGAAAATAAAGGATGAAATCACCTGGTATTCGGCTCGTGGAACCTTTATCTCAAAAATGATAGACGAGGGATTCCATCCTATGCAAGTAGCCCAGTTTGCCGGAAACAGTCCTGACATGATTTACCGTCATTACTATAAGAATACAGATCCGAAATCAACGCTGGAGAGCTTGAACCGGATATTTTAAGAGAATAAAGAACCTGTCTTCAGTGGCAAATTAAATCTGGAGACAGGTTTGTGAAATAATTAAAATATCATTTTAAATAGTTTGTATGTTATTTATTTGTTATACATTTGTGATATAAATGATAATAATCTATGGAAGCAACAGTAAAGAAACAAACAGCCTTCAGATTTGACAGTGAGTTGTTGGATTTATTAAAGAGTGCGGCTAAACGTGAGCATAGAAGTTTGAATAATTATGTAGAGTGTCTTTTGCGAGAAGCCATGTACAGAGAACCAAATGAAGAAACCAAGATGGCTATTGAGGAAGCACGTTCGGGAAAATATGCTGGAACGATAGATATGAGTAGTTTTGATTCTTTTATGAAATCTGTGAATGATATAGAATGAAGACAATTCATTATAGTACCAAGGCAAAGAAAGATTTAAAGAAATATCGGAATAATATTCGGCTAATGGAGGCTTTGTATGAAGTTCTGAGTAGCTTGATCAAAGGAGAAGCTGTTCCGGAAAAGTATAAGCCGCATGAACTTACAGGAAATTATAAAGGCTGCATGGAATGTCATGTCGGAAATGATTTTCTTTTAATATGGATAGATACAAAGCAGGATGTGATAGAGGTAATCAGATTAGGAAGTCATTCTGAACTTTTTAAATAAACAAAGCCGTTAGGGAAGAGATACTATTTATTCCCAACGGCTTTTTGTATATGGCTTATGTAAGAAAATCAAAATAAAAGCCTACCCCAAAGAAGTTGTATGAATGAAATGAATATGAATTGAGTTGGGGTAGGCTAAAAGTAGACTTATGAAGTTTTAGAGTTCTTTATAAGAACGAGACTAAAGCTCTGTTTATTGTACAAGCGTTGAAAATTATGCTTGTAAAGCAAATATTGGGTTATAATCAAAGTGCCCCCAACAGAAGCCCTACAGCTCCCCAAACAAGGTCGTGCCACTCTTCAGTTCCGTTCTTCAACCACTTGTCCCAAACAATTTCTTTCGCAACAAGTATCACCAAAGTGGTTAAGATTGCCGCTTCAACCGGCATAAGGTATTTGAGCATGTCATAAATCAATATTCCGGCAATCAAATGTTGTGCGCCATCCATTCTCATTTTATTGATGCAGAAATCGTCTATCTTCTGCCTGATTCTTTTTAGACAATCCATTTTGATAAAGAATTTAATTGCTGTTGTTTATTTTAAGATATTGCATCCATCCGGAAAACAACGGTCTGTTTTCTATGTAGTTGCAGTCCAGTTCGCAGGAATATGCCTCTTGTTCAAACGACACTTTCTTGTATGCGGTTTTTGAATTTCGACAGATGAGAAGTCTTACAAGCCACTCTATCGCATACCAGATATAAAAGGTAAGAGTCGCTACGATATACCATATAGGAGATATGTCAAAAATCAGTTGTAAGATTAAAACCACGCAAACCGCAACACAGGTCGTTTCTATCCATTGATATGAATGGCAGGTTTCATGGTTCCTGACTCTTTGCGTTATATGCTCCGGAGATAACTTGCTTAATATAAACGGGCCAATTGTGATTGTGTGACAAGAACTGAATGCCAATAGTATCTTGGCGATTCGGTTGTCGTAATAAAATCTTTTCATATCTGCCAGGGGTTTTTGTATGGATCATAAGATGTCTGGAATGTTGCCATCTGCCAGTCTGTAACCGGCTTGTTGTCTTCTGCTATTTTTCGTGGAATCTGAGGGTTGATTCTCAGCTTAGAAGCATCATTAAGCCACTTCATGGAATCCTCATAATCTCTCATTCTAACAACACTGACGTTATTGGGAGCAATCAGTTTGGTAAGCTCGTACACAGCCAACCGAATCATGTGCTTTTTGAGATTGTAGTTTCTGGGATCGTGTAGTGCAAGATTTTCCCCGATAACCGGACTGTCACTGTTCACGTCTATTTCAGGATAATACACTTGGCCATCATATACAACGTACTCATGTGATGAAAGTTCGTATTCGTTGTACTGAGGATCATAATCGGCAATAGCACCCCAATTTTCCGATTCCAAAGGGTTTTTATTATTGTCGAACCCCTCCAGTGACATCAAAGTATAATAGGAACCGTCAAATTTTACGACATTCCAAAGCTCGTACTCAATCGGATTCCAGTCTGTATATTCAGCAAGTTTCCATCCGTTTACCATCGGGATTCGTATATCCCCAAATCTCCATCCGTTTTCAACAAGACAGATATAAGGCGTATCGTTATATAAGACAATATCACCTTTGTAATAGGTTTTGAACTGGCTGTATCGTTGAAATTCCCGTATCTCGCCTTTCTCATCCACAAACTCTTCCCAGTATTCCACGGAAGAAGGAGCCTTGTATCCGCTGATCGATCTTATTATCTCGTGGATTTTACCATCAAAATAAATATGTGCTCCGATCGGATAAGTTACCTTTCGGTCGTATTCAGCGATATATTTCCCTTTATTCAGTTCTTTTTCAATCTCATAGTTCTCGCTCAGATACTCTATGACACTCATTTCTGCGGCTTCCTCGGCTTGAATGAATGTTTCCGGTTCGTTTCTCGTTATCTGGGAAAGGCTGTCTTGCGTGATAATTCCCAGATAATCGCTATTGTTTAAAAATCGTCTGTACATAGATTAATGGTTCGTTAATAGTTAAATCCTTCGTTAATGGTAGCTGTGGAAAGGATGGTCATAGAACCGTCCCCTCTTTTGTATTTCGTCCAGCTATCCCTTAAATAATAGCATAGCAGGTAATCAAGGCAGTCGGACAAGTGGCCGTATTTTTCGTATTTTACGCCTGTTTTAGCGTCTGTAACCTTTGCCTTGCACTTTGTACCATCCTCGTTCTTTAACTGGTAAATAAGGTCTTCTGTGAGCTTCCTGCAACGTAAATCAATCATCAGTTTCCATCCGTCAAATCCCTCGAACACCTCATTGACAAATTCACATCGGGTAACTTGTGGAGGCTGCTTTTTTAAGAGCTTGACCTTAGGTTTCAATACGCCCCTGCCCAGTGTTTCCGTGATGATGGTGTAGTTGTTTGTCCCATCTTCATTTGTGGTTGAACGCTGTAATCCGGCAGGGTCTCCTGTCACGTCCACCCCTCCGATATGTTTTTCCCTATACAATTTCTGTTGTATCTTCCTTGCCAGAGCCGGAGTATTGTTTTCCTTCTTTTCCGGCAATCCCAATATTTCCTCTATGACATATATCTCTTTTTTGTCATAGTTTATCTGAGCCAACAAAGTAGACATTCTGGGTGCGACATTGAAGTCCCAGATGGTAATGATAGGTTTGGTCGGATCGTAGACCTTTTCCTTCAGGTTCGTTATAAGATGTCTGGAACCGTCAAAATTGTGGTAAACGGCCATATCGTTGGCTTCCACGAAATCCCAGTTACCATATAACAAACGCTCCTTTGTGGCTTGGTCACGAATCTTGTTCAATGCCGCCTCGTAAGTCTGCCGGAAAGCGATGTCCGGGTTGTCGAATACGGAGAACGGTATATAAGCCTCTCCCTCCCGGCATTCCACCTTGTCTCCGTTTTCATCCTGTACGAACCGGGAACGTACCCAGTTTGTAGTCGGGTTGGTGCTCATAAACATTCTGGATGTCTTGAATGTCTCGTGTATTCTCCAACGAAGACGGGAAAAAAGCACTTCAACCGCCTTTTCCGAAATCTCCGACACCTCGTCGATCATGGCAATCGTATATTCGGAAGAACCGAATCGCTCGAAGTTCGGGTCAGAAGGCAGATCGACCATTTCCTTCATGATAATGACAGAATCGTTCCAAAAGGTAAGCGTACCTTCCAGATTATTGATTCTGTAGTTCACTTCTTCTTTTAATCCCCAGTTTTTTAGAACCGTCTTGATCGTATTCCAAGTAGATTCCTTCAAAGACTTGATTGTCTTACGTGCCACGACCGCACGGATGTTCTCAAATCTCATGCAGGAAATAATGAGCCAACAGGCTCCCAAAAACGATTTCCCTCCCTGTGTTAATAAACATTAAAACTCGCTACGTTTTAACCGCTTTCGCTGCTACATGTTTCCATGCAGAATAGACTATATCTTCATCCAGTGCAATATGGCTGGAGGCTCCCGTTTCCAATCGCTTGATTGTACTTCCTTTCGGAATAGTCGTTGAACCTTCCGGTTTCCCGGCTTGGCTGCTGATTGCCCTTCTAACCCGTAGTTAGGGTTTCCCAGCAATTAAAGAGCTTGTTTTCTATACATTACTGCATAGGCTGGCAGTGGAAAGAGTTTACCAGCGGCTCCACCACCTAATATCATTTGTGGCAGATTTGTGTTTCCACATGACTCACAGACAGGCTTGTATTGTGGATTCTTTTTTACATCATATCCGATGAGTTTCTGTGTTATGTGACCGCCACATTTGGGACAATAATCCGGTTGAAGCAATTTCCATAGTTCATATTGCCTTTCTGACGGTCTGAAATCAATTTTAATGTTCTGGGGTGGTCTCAGTTTTGCATAAATTCCCATGTTTAGATATTTGCAGCGGCAACTGTAATGACAGAAACCGCCATAATTATAAGTATGGTGTTTAGAATTATCTTTCTCATAGTCTGGTCTTATATGGAAACAGCACCCAACTTTTTAGGGCTGGATGCTGTTTCGGAAGTGTTCTTATGAAACATGAATTTTAATTTCTCGTTCTTTCTTTAAAATCTCATTCAAGGCATCCGAAGTGGCTCTTGATTCCAGCACCTTGCCTTTTTCCTTGTTTTTTCCAACAAGAATGCACCCTGCGCTATCGGTAGCAGTGTTTCCTGAATGTATCAGGATTCCAATAAAATGTGGCACATCATGCAGTCTTGGTAAGACACGTTTGAATCTGGGTGAGTATTCCATCGTAACCTTGTATTCTCCAGATGGGATAGCGGTCTTTGAATAAACCTTTTCCGGGCATTCGCAATTCAATCCTTTAGGCGTGTTCGGACAATATGCCGGAAGTTCTCTTACCTGGTCTTCCAGAGTATCGCAGAAATATTTTCCGTCAATGTATAAACGCCCGATTGTATAAGTCGCTCCTTTGAAAATTCTTTTCAGTTGCAGTAACATTTTGGTTTCGGTTTAAAAATGAACAATATGTGATTTTGTTTTTAATTAAGAATAGCGATGTCTGGCAGGGTATGTTTTATGAATGTTATACGAATAACTTATATTTACCGTATATGCTTTGTTAAATATAAATATTGCGCATTGTGGATATTTTCTACATTTATATCCACACATACACAATATTTTTTTTAGTTTTCTGTTTTGTATAGTGTTGTTAATCATATGTATATGGGCTATTATTTGAAATTTGGCATGTATATTGTATTAAAATAGTAAAGATTGTTTAGAAGTAATTTTAGGTAGAAGAACATAGACATCATTTTTCAAACATCGTGTAAATATTGCTTTATAACATTACTTGGAAATAGTAGAGTATTTGTTTATTCATAATGTGAAAAGGAATTGCTTGTGAAAGCGATTCCTTTTATTAGTTTTGGGTTTTGCATGTTACTGGGTGCATTGAAAATATGCCAAATCCATATATTGTTGGTTCAAAAGCAAATCAAGAGGAAAGTTTTGTTGTTTGATTTATCAGATAATAATTGATATTAGTATATTCGTATGTCATTTTACAAGCGTAATGTTTTTATACAAACATTGATCGAAAAATTCGGTTTTTATATTTTGCATTGTGAAAAGAACTATCTGTGAAGATCGTTCTTTTCTTATTAATCAATATTTTAATTAGAAAAAGAGGCAGTCAAAACGCTGCCTCTCTCTGTATCAGGTTTTCAGAAACATATCCTCTGACCTTTCTTCTAAGTTCCCTCAGACTTTTGCTGTAAGAGGTCGGAATAATGGAACCGTCATAAATATCTCTTGCATAATACCGTCCTGTTTCTGCGTTCCGAAAAGGAAAACAATATCCGTTTTCCCAACGCCTGTCCCATATTTGCTGTTCCATACTGGACGGCTTATGACTGGATCAATCGGTTAAGCTGTTCCGCTTGTTTGTCCGCTTTGTTTTTAAGTTCTTGAAGAGCGATATTTTCCTGAGACAGGCTTTTAATTTTTGCATCGTTTTCTTCCATTTTCTTTGAAACTCCGCTACTGATATTCTTTAGCTTATTTACCGCATCGGTAAAAAGTTTGGTTGCTTCTGCCAGTTGGCTTGCAAATGACTGAGGTTTTTCGATCTCTTGGGTTTTGGTTCGCCCACTTAATTTTGAAAACATAGTTTTTAGTCTTTGATTTTTATATACTCTGAATATTTGATTTCCACGTATGGATTGTCACTTGAAATAGTCTGGTGTATCGCTTTCACTTTCCATCTCCACCAAAGGAACTTGTGCTTGTATTCGATCCAGAACGCCTGATTAAGAGTAACAGGCAGATTGATTTTCCCCGTCAGCCTGTCGTTCTCAATAATCCCGTTGATTTTCAAATACGGGGTATCCATCCTTACAGCCTTTAAGAAAACCGGAACGGTATCTCTTATCATCACACTGTCCTTTATTTCCGCATCAATGGGAGCGTCCACTTCCACATTGTGTTTCGCTGTCGCTTCCAGATCCTTTATTCTTATCCCCAGTTTCTTTATTTTTTCTTCATCTTCAGCCCTGAACCGTTTGTATTCATCCAAAGACATGGTTAGTGTTTTGATGTCCAGTGCCATCGTTGAAGAATCAGCCTGTATTCGCCGGACTTCCGACATAAGAGCTTCAGTATTGGACTTATAACTGTCTTTTTCTTCGATGAGTCTTTGGCGTGATCTTAGAAGTGAGATTGTGATACCTGAAAGAACAGCGATAATCAAGAAGGAGTATTTATTCATCAGCCTTTGGTATAAACACTCCTTCTTGGGTTATACATCCCACGCAACTGGTAACAAACCCTTCAGGAGCCAGTTGCCAGTTTTTTGCCCATTCCTCCACAACGGTCGTCTTGTGCGGACAATTACCGAATCTTGATTCGACATAGGTATACGGGTGCGTCATTTTGCTATGCTCGTCCGGGAATTGCGCTTTTATCTTCACATCCTCTTTCCACTGTGGCATCCTGATATAACCGGCTTTCTTTTCCTGAAGCATGTAGTAGGCGAGGGGGTAAGGAAGCGCATTGCAGGACATGTATTTCTTCTTTTCGAAATCAGATTGGCTGATCCACCCCATGTGCCCGGATTCATCTTTGATAAGATAGCCTTCTTCCAGCGAATCCTCTTCTTTCCCAAGCATCTTTTTCATAAACTCTTTCTTGGTCATTTTCTCGGCCTCGATACATTCTACTCTTACAAATTTTTCCATTGTTATGTAAATTATAAAGTTTTGATTGACTGACTGGGAATGAACCATTCATCTTCTTCTTGAAACGGCTCTGTAAATTCTACAATGTATCCCGGATTCTTTCTTTGCGATTGGTCAAGCGATTCGATGATACGCCCCATTCGACCAATCAATCCTTCCAGTTTTAATTCCCTTAATTCTTTTGAATCAACAATTTCAATTATCTGATTAATCATCGGTTTGTTTATTTAACGTATAGAAGTTCAAACTCATCCTTTCTCCTTTGTCTGATAGAGGGAATCACTTTATTTTTATATCTGCAAAATGAAACGTATTCTTTATAGAAATCCCTGTTTCCGCTTCTTATTTTTCGTATGAGCCGGCTGGCCGGTTTTTCTTTGTATCCTAAGATATTATACTCTCCGACATTATAAGCCAACACTCCAAGTAAAAGAGAATCCTTTCCATATTTTCTGAACACGCTGCATTTTTGTAGTAGGTCTTTTCTTAGAAGAGAATCAGCAAACTCTTCAGAAATATCGTGATTGAAAGTGTCACTTTTCAATAATCTGTGACCGTATCCGACATAGTATTTGTGTCGCCGGTCATGCCATCCTTCTTTTTGCTTAATCAGTTCTACCGCCATGTCAAATTTGGAAATTTTATTTTCCGTTTTATGTTTTGGAATAGAAGCGGTACTGTTACAAGCCGGCTCTACTGTAATAGAAAAGAAGAACAGAGTCATAATAAAGGTTTTTATCTTCAATATGTTATCGGTTTTTGGTTATAATTTACTCTGTATATTATCGCATATTTAGTTTGTTATTTTACGGGTTAATTTTTATTATAAACACTCGACAAAAATAACAATAAAAAAAAGAACCACAAAGCAAATGCGGTTCTTTTTGGCGGCTTATCGGGAATTTTTCAAGATTTCCTTAATATCCCTTCTCATCTCTTTTAAATCGTCCTGCATGGACGTAAACTGTTGCATGGTAGCTTCAAATACGGTCTTATCCACCTTGATTGCATCAATCTTCTGATATTGGTCTTCCAGTTTGGATTCAATACGATCACACCTGTCTGCCAGTGAATCTATTCTGGCGGTATTATTGAGGTGTTGGACGTACATCGAAATCAGGAAAGAAGCGACAATCGTAAGGGATTTGATATTGTCGCTTATGAATGTTCTGATTTGTGGCATAGGTCATTCAAGCGTTAGAAGGACTGACAATGCTTTGGAAACGGACTCTATCAGCCTGACCGCCGCTTCCGAATCCCTCAGTCCGTATAATGCCAGAATGATTATGATGGCCATGTAAACATTTCTTTCCGTTTGTTTAGCTTTCGTGCCTTTCTTCTTCTCCATTGTTTTCTTTCTGAGGAACTATAACATTAAAGATGATACCATTATCGCCACCTCCTTCGATCTTCAGTTTTGCTTCCTGGGCGTGTTTGATCGGGTACAGATCCATCAGTGCTTTTGCCGCATTGACCGCCACGGCCCGAAGTGGAGCCGGGGACAAGTCCATTCCCCATTTGTCCTTGTATTTGGCGGTGGAAGTTTCTTCCATCACCGCTTTGAGAGTTTCGGTAACTTGTAACTTTACAGCGATAGCCTCCGTATCGGTTTGCTGTTGTTCACTTAATTTCTTGATACGTTCCGAGATATGGGGTTTGCCAAGCAGCCGCCTGCTTTTTAGACTGACACCAGAACCGGAATCCTGAAATGCTTCCCTATAGCATTTACAGTGCTGTCCTGCAAATTCCCTTCCACCGTTTATATACAGGTCGCAGAACAGGCTTTCCGCTTTCGTCAGTCCCAGTTCGTTCTTTAGCATCTCGGACGCAGATACCTTATTTTCCTTTTTCATAGAATTGATATTATTAAAGCCCAACATAGAACAGGTTGTGTCATGTCGGGCTTTTATTAAGAATAGGGTGTTTGTTATGTATCGGTTTGTTCTTTTCCACTGGTCACAGCTGCCATCTGTTCTTTCGCTATATCGGGTTTCAGGGAGATGAGTTGCTCCATCAGTGCTTGGTAAAAGACATCGGCCAAAGCATCGGCACAGGCTTCCGCATCTGCCAGCGAGTTGATAAGACGCATATTGAAAGACACATCCAGATCGTATCCGGTAATAGCCGCCATCATCTCGTTTCCGTCATATCCGAGAACCCCGTATCTCATCCTTTCGTCTTTTCTGAACGATACGGTTTCATTTTCTTCCGTCATACATTTAGATTTTAAAGTGTGTTCTTGATTTTTCCTTTTTCTGAAGTCCTGCACCCGTAGATGATCCGTCTGAATTTCTCAGTCGGTTGGAACAGACGATTGCCACGTTAAGAGTAGCGGTAACATCCGCATCCGCATCATGGGCATCGTCCAATTCGATACCGAGCCGTTCTGCCAGCAATTCCAGCTTGTACGATGTCACTTCCGGATCACCGGCAAATGTGAGCTTGCCCAAGTCTATCGTGTCTACATAATGAGGCTGGAAGTTCCCCCAAAAGTCAGTGATTCCGGCAAAAACCTTGGCAAATTCCTTCAGTTTGCCTCCATAGACCATAAGTTGCTGAAGGAAACCGCAGTCAAAAACAATGTTCTGCCCGATAAGAAACGGCTTTGCGGTCTTTGATTTGGAAAGGGTGTTTCTTGTGGCGAAATCAATCACGTCACTTGCCACCTGTTCGACATCAACTCCTTTTTCATACAACATATCCATTGAAATATCCGAGTAGGTAAGAGCAGCTTCCTCATATTTCATCAGTTGCCCTTCCTCTTCCTCGATTTCCCTTTTGTTTTTCAGAACCTTCTTTCGTGTCTTGCCCAAAATATCGCTCTTGTGTTTATAGGGGTAGATATAATTCATGTAAGTGTCTATAACCTCCCATGTATCGAGGCGTACCGCTTTCATAGCGATTTGGGTACAAGCTCCGTTTTGTGGGTCTAAATCCCCGGTTTCAAAATCGAGTACAATCCCGACAAAAACGGTCGGTTCGCTTTTTGGTGCTGCCATAATTAAAGTTTTGGTTTATAATTTATTGATTTCACTTAATATTTTATTCTCAAACTCTTCTATTGTCCCATCATTGATGATGATACAATCATAAAAACTATCGTTTATGTGAATACGTCTTTTGTCCCTCGCTAATCTGTCCGGCTCGATCCCTCTTTTAATGAGCGTTTCTTCCGAGCATTTCACTGCGACAGGAACAATGAGATACCTGTCTCCGAAATCCTTGACAAGACATTCCAGCCCTGCTTCGTCAATCACATAGGTGCAAATCCCATCTTTGGGAACCTGACTGTGAAGAGCAAAATACTGTTCACCTCCGAATACCGTGTATGCCAGCATATCGCCCCCTTCCGGCACTTGTTCGCTTCCAATAAAGAAATGTTCCACACCATTGGTTTCACCGGGTCTTTTACGTCTGGTCGTGTATGACACGATAGTCGGAATGTTCATTTTCTTTCTAAGGAACTCGGCCATATAGGTTTTACCGCTTCCCGATCTTCCAACGATGGCAATAATTACAGGTTTCATTCAGTTTCTCTTTCTATAAGCATGTTGTTTAATTTTATATGGTTAGTAATTCACTTGATTACAATTCTCAGACATTGAACAGCATGGAAGACTTGTATGTCTGCAAGCAATGACAACCGGAATAGTCACTGTATTTAATTATAGCTGACACGATAATCATTTTGTTCTTTGACTGAATAATTTTATCACGGTTCGCCTTGTAGAAATCATCCCACATCACCAGTTCGATAATATCGTTATTCTGTTGCAGTTTCAGTTTGCAGAAAGTTTTCTTCTCGCCTGTTTTCTTGTCCTGATATTCCACTTCGTCATGTTCCAGAACGGTTGCGCATACGGCTATCCGTTTACCTTCGCTTTCTTTAAGAAAAGCATCCTTGATTGTCATATAGGAAGCTCTTCCCCTTATATGCTGCTTGGCTTCCGAATTGTCATATATTCTCCTGTAATCAACGGAGCCTATGCCGGAAACCTCGATCTGAAGCATTGACCAGAAATAGTGTTTGTCTGTCATGTCGGATGGAAAATCCTCTTCTTTCAGATCAAACCCCAATTCTTTGGCTGCTACACAAAGAATCCTGTATCTTTCCGGAAGCGACTTGACGTTTTCAATCTTATCGAAGCATCCTGCCAGAATAAGGTGTTTCACGTGCCGGGCGTTTACCGGTACTTTTCTTGCTTCTTCCTCGTTATCTGGATCATCCCAGTATTCGTACTTTTTAAGTTTGTACTTGAATATGCGGTGGATAAAATTCTCGATGGATGTAAATGCCCCGTTCTTCTGACGCTCTTCCACTATGTACTCAACGGTCTTGACACCAACCATCTTGATTCGTGTAAGTGACCAGAAAATTTCATCATTCTGGTAGTCGGTAAAGAATTGCACATCGGAAACGTTAATATCCGGATGCACGATTTTTGCCTTGCTGCATTGTTCCATTTCTGACATGAGAGAAGGTATTTCCTTGTCGTCTGCCCACTGGAGGGCGATGGTATAGAATGCTGAAGGATAGTTGGCCTTCAGCCATGCTCCACAATAGGCTGTTAATGCGTAGGCTGCTGCGTGGGAGCGGTTGAAGCTATACTTTCCTGCTGTTTCAATTTTGTGCCAAATGTCTTCTGCCTCATAATCCGGGCATCCGTTTGCAACAGCCCCTTTGATAAAATCGTCTTTTAATGTAGCCATTAAGTCAGCTTTCTTTTTACCGATAGCCTTACGCAAATAGTCTGTTTTACCCAAATCAAATCCAGCTAAAGTATGAGCAACTAACATGAATTGTTCTTGGTAGCACATAATTCCGAAAGTATTTTTGGTTGCCTCATACGTTCCATAATTATATACCGGAGTCGCTTCATTGTGTTTATATCGTACATAATCGTCAGTCGCCCCGATTTCAAGTGTTGCCGGACGATATAAGGCATTGATAGCAATAAGGTCTTCAATATTATCAGGCTTTACTTCCATAATAAATTTTGTAATACCACGGGAAGCGAATTGGAAGACATTCTGGGTATATCCGTCTGAAAGGATTTTGTATGTCTTCGGATCGTTAAGTTCATTTTGAGTAATACTTTCAATGGAATAATGCTTGTTGTATTCTTTGTTTACAATATTGATAATGGAGCTTAGTTTTGATAATTCCTTGGTTGCCAATACGTCTTCTTTTAACAATCCAATTTCATCCGCTGCATATCCATCGAACTCCGATACCAATAGTCCATCCATTTTTCGTATAGGAAGGAAATCGAAACATTCCACGTCTTTTTCGTCATTTCTTGTTTCCGGAGTAACAATGATAGCTGAAGCATGAATGGATGAAGCCTTGGGTTGCCCCATCAATGTCCGAATGTCTTCAATGACCATAGGATAGTCTTGGATGAACTTGTTTACCTTTTTGTTTGTCGCAGCTACTTTGAACAGGTCTGTCCAGTCCATTTTGTCGTCTTCAAAGATTGCAGTGATATAGTTTACAATGGCGTGCGGAACCCTATGAACCCTCGCCACATCCTTTAAAATAGCCTTTAACTTCAAAGTGGTAAAGGTTCCGGCAGAGAATACACGTTGTTTACCATTGATATTATATCTCTCTTCCAAATACTCTTTCATTTCCTGTCTCCGGTCGGAAGCATAGTCTACATCTATATCCGGCTCACGGAAGGGCGGAATGACCGCCCCTCTTTAATCCCTTTCCGACAAAAAGATCAACGACTGACGTTGTCTCTTTGGCTTTCTTTAATTTTACGTTTAAAACTTTCATTTGTCAAGATTTGATATATTATTGAATTTCGTTTAAAGTCCAGATTAAATCCTTATTGTCAAATATAATGTCGTCTTCAGGCTGTAATTCATCGGCATACACGGTCATTTCTTCATCATCACGTTTTACTCTGATTTCGGCATCCCTTGAAACCTTTAGTGTTTTGCCTTCCAGTTCTAATTCCACATAATCTTCACCGGAGAGAATATCTATGTCTTCTCCTATGATAGTGGTATTGTCATTCCATTGGAGTCCGCATCGTTCCGGTACTAAGAATCGGCTGAAGATCAAATCATATTTTAACGGGTCAATAGAAATAATGCCAAGCAGATAAGATACTAAGGAGCCTCCTGCCGAGCCACGACCGATACCCGTAACGATTCCTCGTTTTCTTGCTTCGTTGACCATATCCCACTGTACAAGAAAATAATCCACATTGTTGGTGGATTCGATGATGTATATTTCTTCTTCAAGTCTTTTGCGATACCTCTCATGTTCTTCCACTGGTATTTTGGAAATCAATCCTTCTTCCAATAATTCTAAAAACATGGTATGTCTGTCTCCATATTTATTTATTTCATCCGGGAGCATGATGTATTCCGGCATGAACATTTTTCCTGTCTCAAATCGTGCCGTAGCTTTCTCCGCTATTTCCACGGTCGGCTGGCACATAAGTTCCAAGAGGGCTTCCACATCCCATTTCTCAGAATCAAATATAGACTGAAACATTGCCAAATGCTCGTCTATATCCTTGAAATACTGGTCGTCACTCTGGTTGTGAGCCGCCTTTGTTGCAATCTTGTTCAGAATAATCTTGTTCTTCGCATCGTCCTTATCAAGATAGTAGTTGTCACAGATAAGAATCGGCTCCACCTCAAATATTCCCTCGTCCTCCAAGAAAAAGTTATCGAAATAGAACTTGGTGGCATTAAGAATTTCAATATCAATTCTCTCTGCCTTGTATTCGCTTAGATCAACCTGATAGAACATCATATCAAATGTTCTTTCCAGTTCTTTTACGACATTCATGTTCTTTTTCATCCAGAACGAAGAAAGTTTACCGAATACCAATACGTTTCCTTCGCCGTGAGTCAAAAGCTGGGAAAGCGTCAGTACGTTCTCTTCTGAATCCACCATGATTTCCTTTTGAATGCGAAGAAGATTGCGAAGCCCTTTTTGCGATAGGGAATATACCTTCATATCCACTTTCTCATCATAGAACTGTAGAGTGAACGAATAGCCGAATACGTGTTTTACCCCGGCCTTGTCACATTCCTTTTGTAGATTGAAGGTTGCCGCCATCGTATTGCGATCACAGATTCCGATAGCCGTATGACCGAGATATTTGGCTTTCTTGACCCATAAACCCAAATCCCCTGAGCCGTTCAATAATTCATAAGGGGTATGCACTCCCAGGTTGACAAAGGGAATATCGGTCTTTACAGCCTGTCGTTTGCCTATATATTTCAATATGTTGAATTTGAACTCTTCCCTCAAATCATAATAATACCAGTTGTCACCGAACTTGAATGCGACATAATAGATGTCTTCTTCCATCAGAACTGAAGGATCTTCCATGAGATTGAAAGACACTTCATCATCCTTTACCTTAAAGATGGATTTTACACCGCTAAGGTCGGCCAAAAACATTTTGCCGAAGTCCTCGATCTCTATGACTTCGTTGTCTATCATTTTAAATGATATTTTATTGGCATCAAGCCACTCTGTTAATTCTTCCATTGGTTAAAGTGTATTTAATTTAAATTCAATAGGGGAGAGCAAGTTCTGGGAGAAGGTATCGTAGATTTCCCAAAACGACATTTCATCCCAGTCTTTCCCATTCTCTGCGTCAATTTTGGCAATGAATACGTTGAAATATTCATTAAGGGTGCTCGCTGCCTTATTTATAGCTTCCGTTGCATCCGAGTCATACCCAAGCACAACGGTTTTCACTCCTTTGCATTGCAGCTTGTATATCTGTATCTGGGAAATCTTCTTTCCGAAAGTCGCTACAACGGCTACGTGAGGGTTGTCATACAACTCCAGTTTCCGTGTCAGGGCAACGACATCGAAGATTCCTTCCACTATGATAACCGTGTCGGTCTCATCTTCAATGACCGCATCGTAGTTGTACAGGAGTTTCACAAAATCGTTTTCTGTCGAGTTCCTGTAGCGCAGAATCCTGTATTCCCTGTTAATCTTTGCCTTGCAGTTATGCCGGTCTATCTCGTCCTTTGACCAGATATGACGGGAAACATAGCCAACGGTATCGCCATCGTCAATGATCGGGAATATCACATAGTCGTTGAACTTGAAATTCACCCCTCTTGTCGTACCGACCGGAAAATACTCATAATCATCAAAAGTAAAGCCTCTGGATTTCAAGTACGAATTGGTATAACAACGCTTGTAACATTCCGGGAGTTCTATGATGCTTAATGAATCATCAATCTCTTCCTCGCCATCAATACGGAAAAGGAGCTGGGCATCCAGTTTTGCTTCCAGATCGGCAGTAGGAGAGACCATCAGATCCGGCCTTCCGATTGTTTCCAACAGTCCTTCCAGCGTTGTCGTGGAAAAGCCGCAACTGAAACAATGTGACATAAACGGCTTTTTCCGTTCCGTTTCTTTGCCTACATAAATTCCGAACTTATTCTCTTTTCCACAATGGGGACATTTTGGTACAATAAGATTCTTATGGCTTCCATCGAATTTTGCTCCCAGTTCCAGACTTATTTCCTTGATGAGATAATCTTTCTCTGCTTTGGTTAAATCCATGTATACAGTCTTGGTTAAATATTTTAGCTTAATCGGCTATATTGTAGTCACGTAAATTGGTGCAAAAATATTATATTAATTGGTACAAAACAAGAAAATGCCTATAACATTCTTCAGTTATAGACATTTTTACCTCTTTATGAGGCAGACCGGGCTTTCAAGCTCATGGTTCTTCTTGCATCATAGAACACTTCGTTTGCATAGTCAGTGGCAATCTTGAATGTGTCTCCTTTGCTAAAGAATCGGGACTTTGCGATATGCAGACGCATCGTATCCTCTTTTCTTTCCGCTTCGGATTGGTTCAGCGTAATCAGATGGGTGAGTGGTCTGGAAAGCCCCTTTGCTTCAGAACAGTTGTATTCGGTCAGAACATTTTTCTCATCGTTGAGCCAATCCCTGTTCTCGATGGTCGCCTGATAGGTAACGACCATCCAGACATTCTCATCGTTGGCCAAGTCTTTCAAATCGTTTGCCACTGCGATACGTTTGGCACGTTCATGGTCAGCTCCCCAGTTTCTTCCGCTTGAATCGGTAAGCAAGTCCATCGAATCCACAATCACGATGTCGGGATTGTGACCATGTATCTTGCGATATTCGGCAATACCACTCTGAATATCGACGGTTGATACGTTGTTGTTGAATCTGGGAAAGGCTCTTACAATAATACTTCCGGTATAGGCTTTCATCTGTTCCTCAAAAATCCTCATTTCCGTATCTGAGATTTTTCCTTTCTCAAAAAGAAACGAGTTCTTGCATATCAAAGCTCCGGAATAAGCATCTACCACTTCTTCCTCAGAACCCTCCAACTGGAAATGAAGCACGTTCAGTCCATCGTCCACCATAGCCCTTACTCCGACATGACGTGCGATATGCGACTTTCCCACGCCCGTACTGGCAAGGAAACAGGTAAGCTGTCCTCTGAGATTTCTTCCATCGTTCAGTTCGTCTATATCGTCAATGAAGAAACGTGTCACCTGTGCAAGCCGTGAGTTCTTGTTCTCATTCTCCCTTTGTCGGTTCTGTAGGAAACGCTGGGTGAATGTCTTGGTAATATCCACGAACTGACTTGCTTTTAGTGTGAACTGACCGAGCCATTCCGCATATTCCATCAGTTTGTTCTGAGCCTTTTCCTGTTCGTTCTGGTTGTATAGCTTTCCGACTTCTACATAAACGGACTGTAACCGGACGCTTTTGATGTATGATTCCAGCATATCCAATACGGAATCCACTTTTCTGACACCATCATAGTCCTGAAACGTATTAATCAGTTCCGTGGCATCGTAGTCTCCGGCAAAGGCTTGCAACAAGACCGGGTAGGAAGGCGGTGTCTTGTAGGTCTCATAATGCTTGGCTATGACCTTGTTTATCGCTTGAAAGTATTTATCCGGCAGATATTCTTTTTTCATGTTTTGCACTACTGCGGCACATACGTTGTCATACTTCATTACGCAATAGTATAGCTCAAAGAGGAAATCTAAACTTAAAGGGTTGGATTTATTTGGTTTCATTTTGATTAAATTCTTCAGTTCTGATTCGATATAGTTCAGGATAAGCTTGCCGGGTTCTTTGTTTACAGGCTTCGGCTTTGGCACATTGCTGGCAGGAGACGGAAAACGGAGTCCATAGTAGGGTGGATTGTCCGCATATATAGTATCCCACGTCCGTATTCAACGCTCTGGATTTGGTGCTTTCCTCGTACTGGGGAAAGATGAATTTGTATAGCGGATGTTTCCGTCTGTCCGCAATGAGAGCGAGAAGCCTTGCTCTTGGCATTTTATCTCCCAGCCATTTGTCCTCGTAATACTTCCGGTTCTTGTTCGTCTGGATGAAGCATTCCACGGCCTTGCTGCCGAAGTATTGTTTCACGCCCCATTTGTCGGTATATCTGGAATCCGTGTTGTATACCCGGTACGCCTGACATACGCAAAAATCAACTAACCTTTCTCTACTAATGGCATCGCCAAAGTCGGCTTCAAGCAAATCCAGACATTTCCCGATGGTTTGCTGAGTAACCCCTCCTTCCGGATTTGTGATCTTGAAAGAGGGGTTAATCATACTTTTCATAATAGTAGAGAAAACGAGAATGATATTCTTAATTTGTTCTTTTTTCTCCATCTCGGTTTATCATTTTTCTCATTTTCTTTTTAGCCAGAAACAATCGGCTTTTTACGGTCTCTATGTTTCTGGTTTTAAGACTACCGCTTTTATACGTGATGTCCATGATCTCGTGCAATTTGTATCCGGCCTGTTGCAAGAGCAATGCTTCCTTATAGATCGGTTCTAACGAATCCAATGCTTCCAATATATCATCATTGTAATACTGCCTGTAATTCTCAACCGACATGCAATTGGCATTGATCTCATCATCGTCCAGTATTGTATCGCCTATATCCGAAACTTTCAGATTGTCGGAAAACTTCATGTGTGAACGTTTTGAGTCCGCATCGATGATATATCTTTTGGTCACGATATGAAGCCACGTCTGTATTGACTTTGTAGGATCGTAGGTTTCGATATATTTGAAGAAGTTGGTGAGCACTTCCACATAGTTATCATCGATGTCTTCTGGGTTTGCGGTATACTTGATACACAACTTATATACGAGGTTCCTGTGTGGAATCACGTATTTTTCAAATAAAACGGTTCTGCGAGCCGCCGATTCCGCATCTATGTATTTTACTGGGCAGCTTGCTTGTCTCGGTTTCGTTTCCACGCCTTTTCCACATTCATAACAAATAAATCTTTAGCTGATTCAGTCAATTTATGTGAAGCGCAGTAGTTGTGCCAAGCGTTTCTGTGTCGGATAAACGTTTCCCTTACCGCTTCGTCCGAAGGTTTGGAAAAAGAGGACAGGAACTCGTAAAACTCCGAGAGATGTACGGCAAGCACGTTTGTGTGCTTGTTTGCGTCTCTCTGTCTTTTTCTTCTTTCGTTTCTTGCTTTACTCATAATTGGTTTTAGTTTAAACGATATTTTCTTGCGTAATAATAAAATATACAGATAGCGTCACTGTGGTTGTCGTCAATGGGGGTAATACCGTATCTTTTATAGCAGAACTCCATCATCTTCTTTTTGTCTGCCCTGCCATCTCCGGTAGTCCATTTTTTGAGTGTAGCCACATTGATAAACTCCGGTTCCGGCAAATCGAGTTCGTCACACACTTCTTTCAGTATGCCTCTGAACTCACACAGTTTCCGCATATCGGTAAAGTGATTGTTCACATTTACATCTTCAGCGACTATCTGTTTGATGTCGTATTTCTGAATGAAGGCCATAAGTGTGTCTCTGAAATCCTTGTGTTGTTTGTTATTATTCTTTCTTTTGGATTCTGTGAAATTCCACGTACCGCCTTCATGCAGTGAATAATATCCCGTATGTGTGGCAATGTCCAGTGCCAAAATATCTTTCTTAGTCAATTCATCGTTGATCGTTTCGTTTTTAGTGGTTCTCATCAATGTATGATTCTCCGTTTTGTTTGTTAATAATCAACTTGTAAGGGTAGTTTTCAGCTACGTTTCCATGACTTACTACAAGGGCGGTAACTCCGATATGGTTGATGGCCGAGAACATATTAGCCAGACCATTTTCATCCACCGCTTCAAGTATCTCATCCAATACCAGCAAGTCAAGTCCCTTATCACCGTCACAGTTTACATTTATAAGTTTGTGCATTGCAAGGATATTAGCCAGATTAACACGAGCCTTTTCTCCTTCGCTCAGTTTTCCGAATGAACCCGAATCAACACCGTCACGGATGATGGAGATTGAGATTTTGTCTCTCAGTTTTCCTGTTTTCAGTATCGTATAGCCGGAAAATTTAATCCGTATGTCGCTGCCGATGCTTTCCAAAAACTCATTCGTAATCTTGCTGAGAGCCTCGATCTTGGTGTTGGCCAGATAAGTCTTGAACTCCACAAAACGCTGTCCTTGTTCTTTTAAAGCGTTCAGTCTGCCTTCAATCTTGCTTCTTTCTGAAACAGCTTTAGTAGACTTTTTCATAAATTCCTTTAGTGACAGTCGGAGTGATTCGATAACCTCTGTGTCGGACGATTCTTTCAGTTCTTTGATAGTCTGCTGTAAAGTCTCGATTGAACCTTCCGTAGCGGAAGTCGTTTCCTCCAGTTTCTTGATTGTACGTTCCTTTTTGCCAATCTCATCATCCAACAGATCAAATGCTTCATCGAAAATTTTCTTTCTGACATTACTTAAATCGCCTTGTATCATTGCAATCTTGTCGGAGATTGTTTTCTGAGACAAGTTAAGATCATTGATTTTCGATTTCAGCCTGTTGATTGAGGACTGGACGGAAGACAGTTTTTCTTCCCAGTCGGTGTTTTCTTCTCTTAACTTGATTTTTAAAGACTTGGTTTTATCAATCCGGCTTTCATATTCAACCAAACAGTTGTTTTGTTCTTTGATGTGGGAATCAAGATCGGAAACGGCCTTTTCTTTCCCGGCCAGTTCCTTTTCCGCTTCTTCCACATTAAAATCCTTGTCTGAAAGAAGAAACTCGTGCGAGCATTTGGGGCACTTGATTGTTCCTGCCAACTTGGTCTTCAGTTCCTCTATGGCGACATTAAGATTTCGTTTGGCTCTTATATTCTGCTTTACGGATTCCGTGAGCGAAACGATTTCCTGTTGCTGGGAATTGATCGTGTCGTCATATTCTTTCAGTCTGTCCGGATATTTGGATGAGAATTTTTGGTAGTCTTCGTTTAGATTATCATAATCATTCTTTAAACCATTCAGTTGGGATTCAACCACTGAAATAGACGCACCATTTTCTTCCAGCTTCTTTTCGAGACTCGAAATAGATTGTTCCTTTTCTATAATATTTTGTTTCCAATCCGACAACCCAGCGATGGAAGCTTCTTTGAAAAGAGCCGCAATTCTTTCAACCGCTTCGTTGGGAGCAATTTTATCGTCTTCCTCAATTGTCTGGAGATTGCCATCTACATTGTCCAAACGATCCAAGGCTGCGTTTATCGAATCAATTTCTTCATTGCATTTTCTGATTTCAGCCCGTTTTGAAACGATCAGGGATTCTTTCTCTTCGATTTTCTGGAGCTTTGTCTTAGCTCTTTCTTCTTTTGCATTTTCTTCTGCTTCAATCTGTTCCTGTAACATGCTGACACGTCCGTCAATGTTAGCCACGTTCAGATTGGCCTCGTTTAATTCTCTCTGGAGAGGAACCATATCTTCTTCCAGTTTTTCGATAGCCTTATCCACGAGAATGCCGTTTGAGAACCGGTTGATGATTTCTTTCTTGTCCTTGTCGGAACAGGAAAGAAAATCTTGGAACTTATGTTTGGAAAGAACGAAGTTGTTATACAATTCATCTTTGTTGATGCCCAGCTTCTCTAAGATATACTTGTCATACTCGCTAACGCTTGAACGTACCGCCTCGTCCGTTTCCACCGGTCTGCCATCACGAATAATGGAACACTTTACCGCTGATGCTGATTTTCTGGAAATCTTTCTTTCAACGATAAATTCTTCTGTGCTGCTGTCGCTTAGGAATCTGAGACGAATAAAACATCCATCGGCTGCATCATTGATAATCTCTTCGTTCTTGATTTTACGGAGCGGAGTACCGCCTATACCGATTGCAATCGCTTCAATAAGGGCTGATTTTCCTGAACCGTTTGATTTCTGGGAATCGTTGTCCAGATTGTTCCCGAATACAAGAGTCGTTACGCCCTGTTCCAGTGTATAATCAAGTTCCTTAAATGCACATAAATTCTCAACATGAATATCATTAAGTTTCCACATAATCAATCTATTTTAGAAAGGTAAGACAAACCGAGTGATGGGTCGGCAATTTCTTTTTCTTCACAAAAGTCCTCATAGGTCTTTTTGATCTGCTTGTTGTCGAATTTCTCAAAGAGGCTTGATTTTGCAACTTCCGTCTCTTCGATGTCTTCCGTTACAATCTCTACTTTGTTTGCGCCGGCTTCAATGAGCAGGTTCTTGTCTATCAAAGAGGCTTCAGAACCGGAACAATGGATACGAACCTTTACTTTATATCGGCTGTCGTTCTTTATTTCGGAAAGCTGATTGTAAAGGCTGATGTTTACTTTTGAGAAGGGAACATCCAGCGTTTTATAACGGATATTCACCTGGTTCTTTATAAACTCGTATGAACCGTCACTGTAAAGAAGGGTATAGCCTTTATCCTCGTCTTCTCCGAAATTATGCTGGCGGCTTGAACCGATGTATTCGATAACAGTTCCTTTGATTTTGGTTCTGTTGTGGTAATGCCCCACCAGAACCTTGTCGAACGGTTCAAATAATTTGGCTGGAAGCTCCTTGTCAGAAGATTGTGCAAGTGCCCCATTAATTCCTTCATGGATATATAGAATATTTTGCTTTGTCTCGGATAAATTGTTTTGAATAATATCCTGAAGTCTTTCTGTAAATGAACCGTTCTCAGGGAAATAAGCCATTATGAACAGGTCAAATCCGGGATAACCTGCGATATAATAATCGTCCACCACATCTACATTCTCGTGCTGGTCGAATACATGACAATATCCACGAATGGCTTCTTGATTTACCTTGTCATGGTTTCCGTTTGCAATAATTATTTCAATCTGTCTTTTTTCGGCTTCAAGCAGCGCATCGTGTACGGCTAAAAGTACATCGAGGGTCTGGGAAGCACGGGATTGGAACAAGTCTCCACCAATGGCAATCTCGGATATATCGTACTTGTCACATATATTAAGGGCTTCGTTCCAGTTCAGTTTAAATTCTGGAATATTATCATTTGAAATATGTATGTCGTTGAATAACAAGATACATGGAACTTTCTCTTTAGTCATGGTTAAATCTCTGCATTAAAAAGGCGTACAAGTACATGTGTCAGATGTAAATGTACGCCTTCGGGGTAAGTATTTAAACTTTAATTATCTGTCTCTTCTGCGTACCATTCTTGCCGAACGTCTTTCTCTTTGGATTGCAGGTTCGTTCGTATCATCGTTTCTGGTGGTACGGAGGTCTTCTTCCGGTTCAGTTTCCGGTTCTGGTTCTGAAGCCGGTTCTTCTTTCGATTCTTCCTTTTCTTCTTCCGGTTCCTCGGCAGACTCGGCTTCCGGTTCTTCATTCTGGGGAGAACCACCTTGCAATACGTCCTCAATCATGTCAAGCAACATGGCATTGGTTGTTGTACGGGTCATACGGATTTCGAGTTTTTCTTGCTCGATGAACTCACGAATCTTGCCTCTGAGTTCCTGACCTTCTTCCGTCTTGTCATTCAATCCTTTTTCCTGAAGCTCATCGTACATGTCGAAAAGAGAATCAATCGTGATTACGCCATTTGCATTGTCCTTGTCTGAATCATCTCCTTTCTTGTCAAAAGAGAACGAACTTGTATCATCGGCTGGGAGTTCCGCTTTCAGGCTTTCAATGGCTTCTTTCATTTCATCCATTTCCATCACCTTCAAATCGAACTGTTCATCGCATTGTTTCAGATAAATCAGAGTTGCCTCAAAGTGAAAACGGGTATAACGATACATGACTTCGGGAATACGGGGCGCATTAAGCAGTGCGGTCAGTTCTTCCGATGTCAACACATCCACATCCGATTCATTGTCGATATTGATGGAATATTCGGTTTTAGCACCGTTCTTTTTCTTTTCAATCTCAACCGGGAATGCGTTTGCAATTGACGAGATAGGGCAGGGGTATTTCGGATTCTTCTTCAGTTTCTTCTGCCATAGCTTGAACTTGCATTCGTCCAAAGTCTTGAACTGTGAATGACTGAGACGGAGAAGCTGAATGCCTTTGGCACGTTCGTCCATATCGAACACGTACATGGCATGTGAGTAATCGTATTTGACACCACCTTGGAATCCATCGTCCAGTTTTTCTGCAAGCTTGTCGTCATTCTGCGCTTTGGCTTCTGCGATTGCCAGTTTGCGGTAAGTGTCAATAAGGTCTGTCTTGTACCCTGCATAACCTGCACGGCAAACAGAAACGTATGTGAACTGCTGCTTTCCGTTGTCTGAAGGTTTTTGAATCTTCATTAGTAACTGGTGGATCGGATACTCGTAGCTCTTGCGGTCAATTGTGCCATCTGCTTTAGGAGCAATCGGAAGGATACGGAAAGTGTAGGTTCCGAACTTGTCCATCTTGATGAACTCCGTCTTGACAAACGACTTGTTCTCTTCTGCGGCTCTGGCTTGGGCTTCTTCATAAGTTTCCTCGGCTGCGGCAAATAACTCAAACACTGATAAGGGCTGCTGCTCCTTTTCTTCAAATTTTTCTTCTTGCATAATGTAGATAGTTAAAGTTTAAAAATTAAATTTTTCGAGAATAATCTTTCCATTGAGAAGCATAGGCATCGGCATAAGGTTCTGACGCTGAAGGAAGTTTCAATTCGTCTCTTGTTATGATTTCTATGTTCCACTTGGTTTTGGCATGATGAATGATTTTCTCGATAACCTCATTCATTTCACTTGATTTTGCGCTTTTCAAATCGAAATACTCATAGGTTTCTCCGTCTATTTCATCTTTGAGAATCGGAGCATACAGTTCTTCAAAGTATCTGTATAATGCGGATACATAAGGATGTCCCGGCAGTTCCTCAGATATTCTCTTTAGAACGACACCATTTAGGTATTTCAATTGGGGAAGAGTCTTGTTCTTTTCCTTATCGAATATGAGGAATCCATATTCTCCGTCTGAAAGGTCATACAAACTCTCTTTAAATTCATTAAGGTCTACGTCTCCGTTATTGACAGTTACGATACCCTTTGAGCGTATAGCCATAATTAATTAGTTTTGGTTTTAATTATGATGCAAAGATATATGATTGTTGTTTGATTTACAAAATATTTTCGGAATAATTTTTATTATAAGTTTGCATTATATTGTTTAATAGTTTATTATAGTTTTTATTTTGTGTATTATATATACGGGATTACTCTTTATTTAAATGAATAATTCTTTGGTTTGAAGACCCTCTCCATTGAGGATGTGGAATACTTTTACTCTCAATATATCTCCCATCAACCAGTACGTCTATATATTTTAGTATAGGCTCATCTTTTATTTTTTCATATTCAAATCCTGTGTACATCCAGATTGTTTTGTTGGGGAACAGATGCTTGATTCTTTTTACAAAATTCAATATATCTTTCCTGTTGTCGTAAAACATTGGATCACCACCAGAGAGCGTTAATCCACTCACATGATCTTTTCTTAATTCATCAAAAATTTCAAATTCGGCCAAATGATCAAACTTCTTTCCTCCTTTAGAATCGTGTGTGAATGGATTCTGACAGCCGGGGCAGTTATGGGAGCACCCGGCTACCCATAACACAACCCTTAGACCGTCACCATTCAGCATGTCGTTTTTTGTTATACTGTAATAGTTCATTGCTTTTGTTACTTAAATCATTACATTGATTTTCTATCTTTTATTTCTTCCATTTTAGCTGCATTGAGCATGGTATCACCTTTTACCCGACTGTAACTGAGGTATCCGTTCATCCGATCGATTTTGGTTAAGTTGCTACTACCGCATATAGGGCAGGTATCCATATTTAACTCTTGATGTCCACAATCATTACAATAGCTGAGAGCCATATTGATACCTTCATAATAGCCCATTTTCATAGCTCTTCTCACCAGAGTTTTGATTGCTTCGATATTATAATCAATCGGATAGCGGACATATTGGATTTTACCACCATTGAATAGATTCCAGAACTTATACTCAATATCCTGTTTTTGTATCGGATCAATATCTTCTCCTACCCAGCAATGGAAAGAATTAGTTGTATAAGCACGACTGGAAACACCTTCAATGATTCCGTATTTGGCTCTAAATTGTTCAATCTGAAGACCGCATAATGATTCTGCCGGAGTTCCATAAATAGCGTATAATCTCTTATCTTCTTTTTTAAATTTGTCTACTTTCTTGTTGATATATTCCATCACCTCTAATGGGAACTGTCCGTCTTCAGTGATAGTTTTGCCATTATACAATACATTCAATTCATTCAATCCTGTAATTCCGAAACTGGCAGTTGCGGTTTTTAAAACAGGAGCAATCTTATCGTTTGGTTGTAAATGACCGCCATAAAAACCACCCTCACAATAGGTAAGGGGACTAATAGATGCTCTTTTGTTTCCCAGAAACTCATAGGTTCTGAGATGAAGACCACGGATCATTTCAAGATAATAATCCAACACCTCATAAAAATCCTTACCTTCTTCTCTCGCTTTTGCCAAAATCATAATGAGATTAAGAGTAATAGCTCCGACATTGAATCTTCCAGTGAACACTGGAATGTCATTCTCATCAGCCGGATTCATACCGCCTCTTTCGTACCAAGGAGATAGAAAAGCCCGGCATCCCATCGGGTACACTACTTTCCCATATTTCTTGTACATGGATGGTACATATCCTTCTCCGGTTAAAGAAAGAAAATCGGGATACATACATTTGCTGGAACATTGGATTGCTACATTGAATAATTCTTCCAATTCTCCACCGGTTCCATGTAAATTTTCATCATATAGAAAAATCAATTTGGGGAATAAAACCGGACGTTTAAATCCTTCTTTTCCTTGCCCTCCCATACGAACTCTCAATGCTGTTTCTGAAATAACACGTCCCCATTCGCTTGTGTCGATTCCGAAAGCAAAACTAACAAAAGGATAATCTCCCCTTGAAGAGGCAACAGAGTTAAGTTTTATTTCCAATCCCTGTAATCCTTGTTCAAGCTCTCGAATCGTATCTTTTCTTGCATATTTGGCAATATCGTTATTTAAAGGTTCTTGTCCGGTTGCTTCTTTAATCATATTGAAATATTTAGTGTAATATTTATCAAATGATTTCTGACAATATGGAGCAAGAAAATCGTCAATTCGGACAGACAATCCACCATATTGACTGGAAGCAGCAGCCATAATTACATCTCCTAAAACATCACAAGCTACATCCACAGTATGAGGATCTGTATAAAAGATATTTCCCATCTCAAACCCACCGTCAAAAACTGCCTTAACGTCCAATAAAGCACAGTTGCCAGTTGGGATTCCTCCTTCCAAAATAAAACTATGATCTTCTTCTACATCCAAACACCATACTTCAGACTTAGGGTTTAATTTTTCTTCTTGAATATCAATTACGCGCCACGATGATGTTTTGTGATGCAAATATGAAACGTAATAGCGAATAGTTTGTTTTTTTCTAATCCCGTAATTAGTTTCTTCTCCTGTCAGATCTTGATAAGACGATACATAATAGCCTGCCATATTAAGCATGTCGTATATATAATCATTAAGATCTCCCGTAATTTGGATTCCTTTAAATTCAGTTCTACCATTCTCTTTGTTTCTATTGCCATCCGCACACATT